AGGACAACTTGGAATTAATTTCACAACTACTTCTGGAGCGGCATTTCCTGAAATGAATTTAGCTACGGACATTGTTACAACAAATAACGCGGCAATTCCTGGAAATTATAGTAATAGGTTTTTTTCTACACAATTAAAAATATTCCCAGCCGCTGGTTCAACAACAACAAAATATAGAATTTACGCATATAAAAACGGAATATTATTTAAAACATTTTCTGATTTAATAGGCACTGCAACATTAAGCATTGAAACATTAGTAGTTTACGCATCAAATAATGGCACAACATATTCTTTTAAAATAGATAGTGAAAACCCAATATCTTTTACATCTCAATTAAGTTATAATAGATTTGGTTTAGCTACTGGCGCAAATTTTGACAATACTTCTTATGCTGCTGGAATAACTCAAACAACTGTAGCAAATATTCAAATTGCAAATTATATTCCTGATATTAGTGTTGTAGATTTTTTTAGTGGATTAGTTAAGATGTTTAATTTAATGATTATACCAAACACTCCGACCTCATTTGAATTAGTACCTTTGGAGTTATATTATAATGCAGGAAATATAAATGATGTAACGCAGTATATTCGTTCAGAAGAAGCAGATATAGAAAGACCAAAACTTTTTAAATCAATTAGTTTTAAATATGAAAAATCTGCTAACATTTTAAATAACGCGTTTTATAGAACTTTCAATTTAGAATACGGAGATTTAGTTCTCGATAATGTGAATATGAATGAAACCTCAAATTACGAAATCAAATTACCATTGATTGATAAAGATTTAAAACCATATACTCCAAAACCTGTATTTATTTATGAAAATGGTACGGAATTAGTTACTGGAACAGGAAATAATATTTGGATGACAACAGTGGCTGCAAATCAAGCTATTTCGAGTTATGTTAGATTCTCAAACGAATACACAACTGTTCCAACTGATTTAAACTATTTAATGAGTTCTAACTTTGGAGAATATCAATCGCCTTGGTATGGAACAAACGCAAGTAACGGACTTTATGCAAGACACTATGAAAATTACATAGCCAATATTTATAATAAAAAAACTAGAATCATAAAAGTTAAAGCAGTATTTCCTGATAAATTATTAGGTTCAAATACTACGAATGGATTTGGCACAAAGTTAGGTTTAAAATTAAATGATAGATTAATAATTCGTGATAAAAGATATATAATTAATTCATTTACAACTGATTTAACAACAGGTGAAACGGATTTAGAATTAATAAATGATTATCGTGGAGCAGATGCTGCATCAACAGTTGGTTATAAATTAAGTTCGTCTGACTCCATAAGAGTTGATAACACAACAAAAGAAATTGAATATACTATTTATAAAAATGAATATGATAAATTCAATATATTACCTCAAACATCAGGAGGATTTGTTAAATATGTTTCTGCTTCAAATTTAGTTGACGACACAGCCTTACAGGTAATTATAGACCCGAATACAAGCGGAGTACAAAGAACAGGCACAATTAATTTACAATATTTTAAAAACGGAACTTCAGTATTAACAACTTATTTATTTGTACTACAAGATGCTTAAACACATATTAGATATGTTAGCTTTAGATGCACATTACAATCAAAGCGAAACAATAGAAATTGCAAAAGGAAAATATCAATTAATAACTACTTGGAAACAAGCAATAAATAAAATAATAAGAGAATGGAAAATAAGGTAGTTAATTTAGAAGTCAAAAGTAATTTAGATACACTTGTAAAAAGCGTAGACAAATTAAATGATAGTTTTGATGATACTTCTAAAGAAATAAAAGGTATTCAACAATCTAGTAAATCAGCTGAAGCAGGAATTAAATCTATGTCAGATGGATTTAAAGGAATGGGATTAGCTATTAAAGCTGTTGGTATTGGATTAGTTATGGAAGCGTTTAATATGTTTAAGGATATATTAGGTAAGAATCAAAAAGTTGTTGATGCTTTTAATACCGCTATTGGTGCTTTATCTATTGCGTTCAATGATTTAATAGGATTTGTAGATTCGATAAATTTCCAATTGTAACTAAATTTTTTAAAGATGTTTTTGAAAATCCAGGAGTATATGTAGAGAAATTAGGAACTTTAATTAAAGAAAATTTAATTGAAAGATTTAATTCGTTATTAGATACAGTTGGATATTTAGGTGGAGCATTAAAGAAACTATTTGAAGGAGACTTTTCGGGAGCATTAGAAGATGCTAAGAGTGCTGGAAAAGAAATGGTTGATGTTTATACTGGAGTTAATAATTCAGTCGATAGAGCAGGTAAATTCATAGGAGATGCAGCAAACGCTGTTGCTGATTATGCTTCTAAAACTATTTCAGCATCCGAAGCAAATATAAAGCTTCAAAATTCAGCGGCAATTGCAGCTGCACAACAAGCTAAACTAGTTGAACAATATGATAGACAGGCTGAAACGTTAAGGCAAACAAGAGATAATGATTTGCTTTCTATTAAAGAAAGAACAGAAGCTAATGATAAATTAAAAGTTGTATTAGAAAAGCAAGAAGCAGCTATGCTTAAAGCGGCTAATTTACAAAAAGATGCAGCAGCAGCAACATATAATCTTAATAAAACAACTGAAAACAGAGTTGCTTTAATAAATGCCGAAGCAAATGTAGAAGGAGTTTTAGCACAAATTAAAGGTTTAAAAAGCGAACAACTTGCAAATGAAAATTCATTAACAAAAGAATCTAATGATTTATTACAAAGTCAAATAGATACTAAAAATGAATTAAATATTAAATCAAAACAATTTGATGCGGACCAAGAATTATCTGAATTAAAAAAATTAGAAAAACAAAAACAAGTAATAGCATTACAACAAGAAATAGACCTTGCCGAATTAGAACGAAAAAGAAAATTATATAAAGATGGTACACAAGCAAGAGTAGATGCTGAAAATGAATTTTTAATTAAAAAGAAAGACACAGATAATGCTTTAATAACAAATAAAGCAGAAACTAGCAAAGCAGAAATAGCGCAAGACCAAGCAGTGGCTGATGCAAAAAAAGCAATTCAAGAAAGTGCTTTTAATAATATATCAAGTGGAATTGGACTATTAAAAGGATTATTTGAAAAGAACAAAGGATTACAAAAAGCATTATTAATCGCTGAAAGCGCTGCTGGTATTGCAAAGATAATTATAAATACAAAAGCTTCTAATGCTGCCGCAAGATTAAAATACGCATTACTTCCTGGAGGAGTTGCTTTAGCGACAGCTGAGGCAGCTATGAACAACGTAAGTGCTGGAATTGGAATAGCTTCAACTATTGCTGCTACTGCAAAAGGATTAGCTGCATTCGGTGGTGGTGGTTCTCCCGGAGGAAGCGCTGTTGGTGGAGAAGGTGGTGGTAGCGCTGGAGCTGCCCCACAATTTAATGTAGTAGGAAATACAGGTGCAAATCAATTAGCACAAACTTTAAATCAAGAACAACCTCCAATTAAAACTTATGTAGTTGCTGGAGATGTAACTACTGGACAATCTTTAGATAGAAATATAATTACAAACGCGAGTTTGGGATAAACAAATTATTAAATAATTTATTATAAAAATATGAGAATAGTAGAATTAATTATTGACGAAAAAGAAGATTTAGCTGGAGTAGATGCTATATCGGTTGTTGAATTTCCTGCAATAGAAGAAAACTTTATTGCTTTAAATGAACAATTACAATTAGCTAAAGTAGATGATGAGAAACGTATTTTAATAGGTGCTGCATTAATACCTAATAAAAATATATATCGTAGAAATGGAAACGATGAATATTATATTTTCTTTTCAGATGAAACTGTACGCAAAGCAAGTGAATTGTTTTTAATGAATTCAAATCAAAACAATGCTACATTAGAACACGACAAGAAGCTAAAAGATTTGACTGTAGTTGAATCTTGGATAGTCGAAGATGTAGATATGGACAAATCTAAAAAGTATGGCTTAAATGCACCCGTAGGAACTTGGATGGTAACTATGAAAGTTAATAACGATATGATTTGGAATGACTTTGTTAAAACAGGTAAAGTTAAAGGATTTTCGATAGAAGGATATTTTGCCGACAAATTAGAAATGAGTTTACAATTAGCAGAAGAACAAGAATTAGTAAATAGAATAAAAGACATCATTTTAAATGGTGAAAAAAAAAAGACTAATTTAGAATCATATACAGATTATCCTGAACAAGCTACTGAAAACGCAAAGATAGCTTTAAGATACGCAGAAGAAAATGGGTGGGGAAGTTGTGGAACTCCTGTAGGAAAAGCAAGAGCAAATCAATTAGCAAATAGAGAACCTATAAGCGAAGATACAATTAGTAGAATGGCTTCTTTTGAAAGACAAAGACAAAATTCTGATAGACCATTAGGCGAAGGTTGCGGAAGATTAATGTGGTTAGCGTGGGGCGGAGATGCAGGTGTTGAATGGGCAAGTAGAAAACTAAAACAAATTAGAAAAGAGTAATGTTTAAATTAATAAATAAAATTATGGGTAATAAAACAAGTTCACCAAAAGGTGGTAAAAGAGGATGTTTATGTAAAGACGGAACGTATGATTCTAAATGTTGTGAAGGAGAATTATCACAACAAGGAATCGGAGCTACAGTATTACAACAAACAAGTACAGTTACAAACACAAATAGCGCAAGAGTTATAACAAATGTAAGTTCGTAATTTATAACAAAATTAAATAATAATAATTAATACTAAAAAATAAAATTATGTCTACGGAAAAAATTGTAATGAATGCTTTGTTTGGAAAAACAGAATTAAAAAATGAAAAAGTAGAATTGGCATTAAAAGATGATATTCAAAAAGGGTTAAGTGATTATAAAACACTTGATTCAGCTATCACTGCATACAAGAATAAAGCAAGAGCTGGATTGGATTCTTATTTAACAAGTGTTGGTCAAGCATATCAAAATGCTAAAAATACTTTAGATGCTCTTAATACTATGGAAGCAAAAATAAAAGAATTAGGTTTAGCTGACAATCCTTATGCTTCATACACTAAAGATATGACCGCTAAAGCAAACGAATATAAAAAATTATTTGCTTATGTAGATAATCTTGGTGTTTCAGTAAGTAAATAAAATTTTAAATAAGTAAATATGAATGTAATTAATGAAATCAAAACTCTTTTGGGTATGGAAGTAAAACTTGCCCAAATGAAACTTAAAGATGGAGTTACTGTTTTAGAAGCAGATGCTTTTGAAACTGATAATGCTGTTTTTATTGTTAATGGCGAGGAAAGAATTCCTGTACCAGTTGGAGAATACGAATTAGAAGATGGAATGATTTTAGTAGTAACCGTTGAAGGTGTTATTGCTGAAATTAAAGAAGCAGTTGTTGAAGAAGAAACTGCACCAGAAGCTGAAGTAGAAGTTGAAGTTGAAGCACAAGCTGAACCAGCTACCCCTAAAAGAATTGTAGAATCAGTTTCAAAAGAAATGTTCTTTGCTGAAATTGAAAAACTACAAGCACAAATTGCTGAATTAAAATCAGTAAAACAAGAATTAAGTTCAGAAGTTGTTGTTGAACCATTAACACATTCTCCTGAAGTTAAAAACGAAGTTAAACTAAATAAAATATCAACTAATCGCCAAATGACTACACAAGATATAGTTATGGCAAAACTTTTTAATTAATAAATTATGGCTACTACAACATCTATTACGACTACCTATGCTGGAGAATTTGCTGGAAAGTATATTTCTGCTGCATTATTGTCAGGTTCAACTATTGCAAATGGTGGAATCGAAGTTAAACCTAATGTAAAATACAAAGAGGTTATCAAAAGAATTGCTACAGATGCAATCGTTAAAAACGCTACTTGTGATTTTGATGCTACTTCTACTGTAACATTAACTGAAAGAGTAATTACTCCTGAAGAATTTCAAGTAAATCTACAATTGTGTAAGAAAGACTTTAAGTCGGATTGGGAGGCCGTTCAAATGGGATATTCTTCATTTGATAATTTACCTCCTGCTTTTGCAGATTTCTTATTAGCACACGTTGTTTCTAAAATTGCTGAAAAAACAGAACAAAACATTTGGAAAGGTGTTACAGCTAATGCTGGTGAGTTTGACGGATTCTTAACTCTTGCTACTGCTGATGCTACTGTACTTGATGTAGCTTCTCCTGCTTCTGGTGGAGTTACTGCTGCTAACGTAATTGCTGAACTTGGAAAAGTTGTTGACTTGATTCCTGCTTCACTTTATGGAAAAGAAGATTTATACTTATATGTTTCACAATCTATTGCTCGTGATTATGTACGTGCTTTAGGAGGATTCGGAGCTTCTGGACTTGGTGCTAATGGTACTAACACAATGGGAACTCAATGGTTTAACAATGGTTCATTATCTTTTGATGGTGTTAAAATCTTTGTTTGCAACGGAATGACTAACGATTATATGATGGCTGCTCAAAAATCTAACTTGTATTTTGGAACTGGTTTGTTATCAGACCAAAATGAAATCAAAGTAATTGATATGGCTGACATCGACGGAAGCGAAAACGTAAGAATTGTAGCTAGATTTACTGCTGCTGTTCAATACGGTGTTGGTGCTGAAATTGTACTTTACACTCCAGCTGCATAATCATTATAAATAATAATTAAATAAGGGTAGGTAAAGCGCCTGCCCTTTTTTATTAACTTTAAAAAATATAAACTATGCCTTGCGATATTTCTTTAGGACGTGCCGAACAATGTAAAAATTCAATCGGTGGATTAAGAGCTGCATACTTCATTAATTGGGGTGATGCAACAACGGTAACATATTCTGCAACTGCAGGAAGTGAAGATGTAATAACTGCGTTAGGTGGAACTCCTATCGGTTATAAATATGAATTGAAAGGAAGTTCTACTTTTGAACAAACTTTAACTTCATCAAGAGAAAATGGAACTACATTTGTAGACCAAAAATTAAGTTTAAGTATTAAGAAATTAACTATTGCTGACCACAAACAATTGAAATTACTTTCTTATGGTAGACCACAAGTTATTATTGAAGATAACAACGGTAACTTCTTTTTAGCTGGTTTAACTAAAGGAATGGATTTAGTAACTTCAACTATATCTACTGGTGCTGCTATGGGAGATATGTCAGGATATAAAATTGAATTTCAAGGAATGGAACCTTTACCTGCAAACTTCGTAACTGGACCATTAGAAACAAGTATTTTAGCTTCTATTGTTCCAGGTACTGTAGCATAATATTATTGTTTGTTTTTTTTAAGAAGGGTGCTATTTATTTAGCATCCTTTTTTTGTTTTAAAACAATTTTAACTTTAAATTATTAATATATAAAAATAGTTTATGATAATTTTAAAAGAACAAAATACATCACAAAGTTTAACATTTATTCCAAGAGTAATGAATGCTACAACTATTGTTTTAAGAAATGAAACTACAGGAATTGAAACTAATATAGCAGCTGATTTTTATTTATCAGATTATTACATAACTGCTACAACTGTTTTTGCTTTAAAAGAAAATACATTTTATAATTTAACTATTAAAAATGGATTCTAATATAGTTTATAAAGATAAAATATTTTGCACAAATCAAGCAAACGATGTTTATACGGTAAACCAAAATCAATACGTAGCAAACGTAACAAACAACGAATTTAAAATTTATGAGTAATATATCAATAGTAAATTTAAGTGCTTATACAAGCCCTGTAATACAAGAAAATAAAAAGAATAATTACATTGAATACGGAAGTGATAACAATTACTTTCAATATTTAATTGATAGATATTTATATTCAGCTACAAATGGCGCTATTATTACAGGTGTTGCTAATATGATTTACGGAAAAGGATTAGATGCTTTAGATTCTAATAAAAAGCCAAATGAATATGCACAAATGAAATCTATTATTAAAGATTCTGATTTGCGTAAAATAGCTTTAGAACGTAAATTATTAGGAATGGCTGCAATGCAAGTCGTAATAGAAAAGAAACAAGTAAAACAAGTGCTTCATTTTCCTATGCAAACATTACGAGCTGAAAAATGTAATGATAGAGGACAAATAGAAGCTTGGTATTATCATAACGATTGGACTAAAAAGAAACCTAGTGAAGATGCAAAAAGAATTCCAGCTTTTGGTTTTGGTAACGGTAATGAAGTTGAAATATATGTTATACAACCTTATGTATCAGGTTTTGACTATTATAGTCCAATAGATTCTT